AGATTATATCAAAAACATAGGCTGCTTGCTTATGAATGTACAACACCATTGCATCGCTCGGTGTAGGGGGCTCTGCAGGGTTAAGAGAGCTTACTCCTTTTACCACTCTAATTCGACCAGATCTATCTAAGACAAGCTTATCAATTCTAGGTAAATAATATTCATAATCGGTAATAACATCATTTTCAAAGTCTAAAAATTCTGTAACGCTTGCTCCTGTACCGGTAAAAGCAGTGCCAGCGTCATTAATTCTAGATCTAAAATCTAAACAATCTCTTAAATTATATGTTACACCCCCAGATACAAAAGATGGAATATCTTCATAGTCAATATCATTATATGATTCTACAGAGAAGTAGTCTCCGGCACCGTGGGTAAAATAATCAAATGTAATTCTAATTGGACCAGTGGGCTTAGCAGCTTCTGGTTTAATTTTAATTGTACCAACATCATAGTATGTATTTCTTTGGCCGTTATCAAAAATAAATCTACTAGTAATGTCTACTTCGTTGGTAGTAGAGTATGCAGTACCAAAAGCATTAGCAGACATTTTAACACTAGAAAGCTGGTATATATCTGCTTTACCTAATGTAATAGTAGCTGCTGTACAAGTATTTTCTGTTGTATAATCTATAGTAGCAGCTGATACTAAAGTTTTAACCTTCTTATCAGCTGCTGAATTAGATTTTTGTAGTGTAGTAACAATTATTACGTCTTCAGAAGTATATGTTGGGTGTAATGTTATGGTAAGAGTTTTACCAGTAGGAGACCCCGATCTGGTAACATTTGAGCTTGTAAGATTAATAAAACTACCTGCATTACCTCCTGATGTAACTACCAGTTGATAATTATCTGTAGAGAATCCGCTAAAGACTTCGTCTGTACCTGCAGTAATCGATACATTACCCCCAGATAAGGTTCTCGAATAAACTCGGCGCGAGGTATAGGTTGTTGCAGTACCTGCAGCATCTACCGATTTAATTACATTATACGGTAATGGGAAGATATATGAATTAAGAGCTGAATCTTGTATAGTGGCTGTTTGGTAACTATAAGTTACCCCTGCTAGATTGCTAGAAGGTCTAGGTGTAACGTTAGCTGAATAAGAACTAGCTACATCCATAATTCTTAGACTCTGAGTACCAATAGTTATATAATCCCCAGTTGCTAATTGTGTAGTGAATGTAGTACCAACGCCTACGATCGTATTACTTAGAGTACTCGCAGTCACTGTACCGATTAAAGCAGTATTAGTTGGAACAATATCTGCTGTAAAATCTTCGTAGCTAGCATTATCATAGTACAATTGTTTAACATCATGAGTAAATGAATACCCAGATTCCATTATAATATCAAACAAATATAACTTATAAACTGCTGTAGCTGTACCAATTGTACCTGAGTCAAACTCAATAGATCTAATCTTAGCCGTACCGATTTTTGTTCCAGCCGGAGAGGCTACAACACTGGTGTATTGATTATACAGACTTAAAGTAGCTAAATTAGCAAGGTCTGGAATACTATTAATATTAGTAGCCAGTATATAATTACCAAACGTTGTAGCAATTGTACTATTAGTTACAGAGACTGAGTCGCGAGCTTTTTCTTGCTCAACATATTTGGTGCGAATAGAATCAATCTCATAGCCTTTTACATATGCTTTACCGGGAGATACAACATTTAAAAATAAGGAAGAATTACCACCTTCTCCAGCAGTATACATTCCATCAATTACTGTAATCTGGGTATTTGCATTAGTAGTTCTTAAATGTTCTTTAAGTTGTACTCGATAAGGAGTTACTGTATAATCGCCTGATTCATCATATGTTCTTCTAGCTAATGTATCATTTAAAATATTATAGTTAGAGCTTACGGTTTGTCTTATAATTTCACTATCTTGTACTCTTACTATCTCAACAAAATTAGCTTCGTCGGTCTCAGCAGGTGTAAAACTTCTTTTTGATAATGCTAATGATATTTTATAACGATCAGCCCCTGGAGCAAAATAATTATATGTTTCAATTGCAGGGTCTAATAAGGTCTCATCATCATCACTGGTAATTACGCTTTCGGTAATTTGAAATCCAATGATAACATTGGATGGTACTGAATACTTTTCAACAATTAAAGTTTGTTCTGGGTAGTATACAAAGGAACCTTTAACAAATAAAGCTCCACTAGTAGTAGAGAAAGCAGTGCCTGTACCGGTTGGGGACGTAGCGATTGCTTGAATGGAAGTTGCACTATCTTCTGTAGTTATAACCTCGGAGCTACTAAATGCTGTGGTAGTACCATCTGTACCAGAGTTTAAGTACTTAACATAGATTGTAGGTTCATCTGTAGAAGTAGCAAGAACATAATTAACAACAAGAGCTCTAACCCCTGTTGTCTGCCCTATTACAATTTTATCTACTAAACTATCAATAACATCATCAGCAACAACTGAATTGTAGCTAGTGACTAGTTTAACATATTTGTATCTTGTATCATACACCTGTTCACCAGGTACTACTATAGAACCTTCTTTAAATATATTTTTACCGAAACGCTCAATTTGCCCTTGAATAAGGGTCTGCATCTGGGTTAATTCACGAGCTTGAACCGCACGACCTGGTTTAAATAAAATACGATAAAAGTTTTTAGTTTCATCGTAGTCATCATAATAAGGGGTAGTAGGGTAAGTTTTCATTATAATCTTATAATTGTTCTGAGAGTTACTAGTTGTTGGTCACTATAGCTGACCGTCGTTCTGTTATCAATATATAAAAGATCGCCGCTAAACTTATTTATACCCGGTGTATTGTTAACGGTTGTTATAGTATAATTTGTATTAGATAAAGTATCGACTAATACATTATTTGCAATTATCGGGTAGTTATTTTTATTATTGATTAATATTTGATTAGTAGCTGGCACTACTTCCACTACTTCAAATACCTTAGAAGTATTACCACTTAATGTTAATTCTGTATCTTTAGATAGTGCACCAACACTACCTACAGTAACTAGGTAGCAGCTGCTACCTGTAATATTAGAATAAACATCTTCACTTCCAAATTTCTTAATATCTTTAATAATACCAAATTGTCTGTAATCATTACTAACTACAACACCTTGATTAGCCTCATTATTTATTGTAGAGTACAACAGGACAGTATCAGCAAATAATACTTTCACAGGATCAAACCCGTGACCGTTGTATGGAGATAAAATTGCAGATACGTTTGCGTTAGCACCGTCACCTGTTATGATTACATTAGCATGTGTATACCCTAAACCAGGAGAAGTAACCGTAATATAACTTACGGTGTTGTTAGCTAAAACAACATTACCTATAAACCCTGTACCGTCTCCGGAAACAGATACATTAGCGTATGAATAACCATTACCTGCATTGTGTATTCTGAAGGCATATAATGCACCGTCAATGGCAGATAACTCTACAACATTTTGTAAGGTATCAACATCTCCAATTGATAGTGTAGTATAGGCGTTAGCGCCTGTTCCATCTCCTACTACCTCAATATCTGCATAAGAATACCCGGAACCTGGTTCTTCTATAATTACATCTTCTAATTGACCTGCAGCATTAATATAAGGTGTTAATACTGCACCTGTTCCATCTCCAATTAAAGAAATTGTGGTTTGTATATTAGAACTGTATGCTGTACCCGGATCCTCAATTAGAACTCTATCTATAGCACCGTTGTATAAAACAGGCTTTAAAATTGCAGCAGAGTTAAAGAATAAATTAGCTGATGCATTAGCTGTAGGCTGAACATTACCACTAGTACTAATGGAGATATTGGTATTTGCTTGAACAGCTGTCGTATAACCGCTACCTGGATTCGTTATAACAATATCTACTAGGGCATTACTACTAAAAATTAAGTTAGCTGCAGCGTTGGCGGTAGGCTGAACATTGCCGCTAGTACTAATAGTAACTGTAGTATTGGCAACAACATTAGTAAGATATAAGGAACCAGGTGTGTATATTTTAACGTTACTTAATCCTTTGTATAAGCTAGCGCCAGACCCTATAGAATCAGTAATACTAATACTAGCTGTCTTATAGTTAACACCAGGGTTATCGATAATAACATCAATAAATCTGCCGCTTGCATTAAATACAGGTCTTAAAGTAGCAACTGTATTACCAGATAGTCCTAAGAATTGACCATTGACTGTTAGGGTAACTAATGCGTTTCCTAGATAACCTGTTCCTGCATTATCGATAACTACACTACTAATTTGACCGTTAGAGTAAAAAGTATTTGTAACCGCCCGCTGAACAGGCATAAAAGCGCTTGTAAGAAATCTATTTCTTAATGATAATGGAATTGAATATAAGTATTTCCAAATATAACCATCTGCTGTTGTAATAGGCGTAGCGTCTGTAAAAGACGGCTCTACTGTAGAAGTAGCTCCATTTTTATTAAACAAACAAACATAAACATTAAAGTCGCTAGACAAAACATAAAAGGTAGCGTCTTTTAACTTAGTTGCTCCTGAGCTGGCAGGATAAGAGGCTGAATAATTACCATCATACTGGTCGTATACTGTACCTGTTGCCCAATCTCTTCTGGGGACTACTAAAGAAGCATCTTTTACATTAATTTTCTTTACTGCTATAATGTTATTACGAGTATCATACTCATAGTCTTGAGTTACCTCAGGGGTAGGGGGATTATTTTCATCAGCCCAATCAATTATATTACCAATAAAATAGTAATAGTTAGATCTACGAGATAAAATCTCATTATAGACAGTATCAGCCAACGATTGGTGAATCGTGTCTTTTAGAAGAAATGGCATGTTAGGATATGGTTACATTCCAAGTAATAACAATAACGTCGGCAGCACCTTTATTAACTTCATTAAAATTGGTTCTACAAAGCATATCACCGGTGGAGCCTGCATTAAAAATAGCTGCTTCAGTTAGGGAGCCAGTACCTGTGCCTGCTGGGAACGTAGCAACGTAGGCAATAGTATTGTTAGTTCTTGTTGACGAGTCTAAAACAACTCTACCAATCTCTGTACCTAATGCTGTTTGAGATATAGTTGCAGCGGTATTAGACGACCCTACAGCCATGTGACTAGGAATAGCTGTGGTATTACCTACTAGTCTAGATGTAATTACATTTTTACCTACAGCTACAATTAGGTTTTTTACTTCTCTTACTTCTAACTCATCTCCGCTTTCATTGAGGCGGGAGATTTTAAGTCTACCTGTTACATTTACTGTTTCTGTAAACATATTATTTCCTTTAAAAATTTAAATCTTATTCGGCTTATTATTATTTATACCGAAAAAACTGTAGTGCTGGTAAGATCTGCTACATAGGAGTCTGTACCAGATTGCAGGAAGTATGTATTATCGCTGTAGTTATTGTTATACGCCTGTAGAACCCCGGTTGAAGTATCAGTTACAATTGTTATATTTTCAGTGTTATCAGTGTTCTTATAAAGAGTGTATACATTAGATGATAAAATAACGTTAGTGCTATCTGTAAATGTTCTTTCATACAGATTATAATAATTAAGAACATCTATAGCTTCAAAGGTATCTCTAAGTTCAAGGAATATATTAGAGGATGTAATTACACTAACGTTAGCTTGTAGATTAGTGGTAGTACTTAAAATTCTATTATTAAATAGATTAGTACCTGCAGGGTGTATTAATTTTTTAACCGTATCATAAAATACACCTATATCCAGATCAGAAGCTAATTGATAGGCAAAAGGCTGGTATAATTGATCGTCTTGTATTCTTATTTCAGGTTCTGATATAAACCCTTGCGATGTTGTAAACTGCCCGGGGTATCTAGCTAAAGCGCCCATGACCACTGTAATTACAGCTGTAGAGTCTAAACTAGCGCCTAAAGTTGTAGCTGAAGTTACTGTTTGATCTGAGGATGCAGTAGCAAGTAAATTACCTGTATATGCATAGTTATCAATATAATCTGAGAAAAAGTATCTAGTCGGGGATATTGCAGTATGTGGAGAAACGATCTCTAATGAGTCTTTAAACCCACCTGATATAGTACTAAATATTTCTGTTCTAGTTGCAATTGTTAGATCACTATACAAATTAATTGTAACATTTTCCGAGGGGTAATTATATCCAAAATTTAAAATACGTAAAGATAAAATACCTCCAGTAGCATTAACTTTTAGAATTCTAATTAAAGTATTGATACCTCCAGCTAGCGGTACGGTAAATATTTGACCTGCTTTAAACCCTGTACCAGATTTTACAACATTTGCGCTAACCGTAGTAGGTCTTACTATACCGGTAAAAATTGTGCTGGCACTGCTATTTACTGAGACTACATCCCCGATTTCAAAAGGAGTAGCGGAGGAAGATTTTAAAAATACCTCGTAGAGATTACTATCTAATAACTTGACTCTAACAATAGCATCGTTATAAACGATATTATTTTTAGTAATAGTTAAAAATCTATCTACTATATTGGTAACACTGCCAGATGTTATTTCAATTCGTAAAGATACTTTTTGGTCCCATGTACCATCGGATGCAATTAAAACATTATCGTACGGGTGACTAGATTCAACCACTGTATCATATAACAGCTTAAATAAGATCTTAAAAGATACCTCACTACCCTTGGCTTCATATAGATCTTTAATTCTTTTAATTAAGAGTCTTTTATTAACTAACGCGTTATATCCAATATCTTGCGCATAGTTAGCAATAAAGTAATTAACAAAAGAGTCTAAAGTTGTATCAATATCTCCATACTCTCTAGCATTTTGTACAACTTCTAACGCGCCTTGATCTTGCTCTAAAAATCTATAATAAGCTTCGATAAAAGAAACAAAAGTCGTATAGTCACTCTTAATAAACTCCGGTACGTGCCCGCTTACCAGCTTCGATATTTTTTCTTTTATTCTGGTAGTTGACATATTATACAATAGCGGTTGAAGTTACACTTACGCCTGCTACAAGACCGCTTGCTGCGTTCACAGCGGTGTCATCTTGCACTAGTATTTGATTTCTATAAACATTTAAGTTATAATATGATTCTTGTACACCAGCATTAATACGTATGTCGGTTGTTCCTGCTGGTAAGGCCGTGGGTGTTAATAAAGGTATCGATAATTCACCGGTCGCGTAATTAACTGTTCCAATATCTGCAGATACAATAGAACCTGTAGCTGAGTTAATTAAACGAAGTACCCCATTACCTTGATTATTAGCCGGGGTATCATCTGGAAGATCAGTTATCTTTACAAGCGTTTGCTCACCATTTATATTAATATAAAAAAAGCTAGAAACTATCTCACCAGGAGTTATAGGATTAACGAACTTTATGGAGGTGTCTCCCGTATATGTATTCTCTGTACTTAGAATAGGTACAACTCTTTTTTGTAATTTAATAGTAATGATTACACTGTTTATAGCTGTATTAGCATCTAAAATTAATGATATTAATTTAGAGTTATTATATGTCTTATTAAACTTTTGTAATTCAGTACTAAAGTAATTAGCAACAGTACTCTCTACAAGAGTTTTAATAGATCCAGATGTTAATGTTGTTAGAGCTGAATAATATTTAACGTCCGCTGTAATATTTACATAAAAATATTCTGGGTCTACAAATATAGGAGTAATTGCTAATACTTGTTTACTTTTTAATATATCGCTTTTAATATTATTCTTTATGGAGTCAGATATGGTAAAGCCGGAAAACGGCTTTAAAGATATCATTACCCTACCAAAATACGGGGGTACATTTTCTTCTCCGCCCCATACAGATACTGCCTCTGCACCGGAATAATTAGATAATATAAGGCTTTCATAATCAATCGATGTTACGGCGCGATTTCTAGACGCATTAACTTTAGGAGCATTAAATTTAATAGACGTAATAGTCTCGGCATCTGCGCCACCAGTTGAATTGCTATTTGTAGAAACGGTTACTGCGCTTGAACCACCGATACTAGTTATAGCTGAAAAAGATTGGGTAGAGGTACTAGATACATTAGTAATAGCCCCTGAAGAAACAATATAGTTAATATTAATTAAATTACCAACTGATAGCTGTTTACCTATTACCCCGTCACCAAAATAAATCTGGTACTTACCATTGCTATTTTCCTCTAAGAAAAATACCTTAGATGTATCATCTACACCAGTAATATCAGTAGCTAGGGTATATACGCTTGCAGTTGTATCAGATGCTGAGGTTTGAACAGTTACTTGCAATGTAGTTGTATCTACATTGATACTGGGTATTTCATACTTAGCATCCGGTGAATTATCTGAAACAGCATACGTATATCCAAGTAATGTACCCTCTACAATATCGACATCATTGAATGTATATGTAGAACCGCTTCTTGCAGCAGTCATCGCTTGATTAGTAGAGAACGTATACGCTGTTCCCCCAATTGTAGATGTAAACTGTGTATACCTATCCATTGTTAATGTATTAGGTAGACCGGTAGGGTTAGTTACTACAACCCCGATGTTAGCAGTAGAGCCTCTAACTGATGCAGGTGTATATCCTAAATGTTTAGCTATAGAAACCGCAGAGGTTCTCTTAACGGCTGAGTCTAAGAACATTTCATTCATTAGCATATTAGCTAAGAATGCATTATAATGAGTGTTATATGCTAAGACGTCCAGCAATACGGAAAGACCAGACCCCTCAAAATCATAATCGGTAAATTCATCTTGGGCTTGTAAAAAAGTTTTAAGATTAGTTTTGATCTGATCAAAATCTAACTCAGTTATTCTGAGATTGGACATTATCTTACTCGTGTAATAAAGGTGGTTAAGGTAATAGGTCTTTCGGAATTATTAATACGAAATATAATATCCAAGTCTATTTGATTATCGTCTGATTTATCGCGAATATTTACCTCTAAGACTGTTGCCCTTGGCTCAAATTTATTAATAACATCAAAAATAGTCTTCTTCATTACCTGTACAGTTACAGGTGTAAAGTTTTCAAATAATAAACTATAGATTTGACAGCCAATTTCTGGGTGAAATGGGCGCTCATAGTTTCTCGTAGAAATTAAATTCCTTAAGGAAGCTTTTACCGCTTCTTCATCACTCTTTTTAGTAACATCACCTGTGACAGGATGCCGAGTAAATAGAAGATTAAAGTCTGAATAGGTTCTGGTATTTCGGGTCATATTTATATTTATAGCTATAATTTTGATTAAGCCGCGAAAACCGAAGGAGAGCCTTGAGTAATTGTATTATTACCATAAGCATCCCCTATTCGGCCTACCCCTTTACCACCTATAAAAACCTTAGAAGAGTATGAACTTAAGGTAGAATCATCGATAGAGCATCCAGATTTGTTGTGCGGTGTTACTTGATTACCTTGAACTACTATTAATTTATTATTTGCATATACGCTATTAGAGTTGACTTCCCCAACGCTTGTTTCT